TCTTGCGAACACCAGCCTGGGCTTCCTTGTAGCCGACATTGTTGAGTTCCATATAACGGCGAACTGCCGTAGAGAAGGATGCTCTGCGAATCAGGGTTACGCAGTCCGGCTCGGAATCGAGCTTACGCAAATATCCGCACTCGATGTCCTGATCAACCTGATCACCGTAGACTTCCTTGGCGAACTTCAGAGCATTGTCGTCGAAGATGCGATTGGTATACTTGTTTTCATAGTAAACCACGTCAGCACCTCCTCACATATCCGGTCCTTCGAGGGCCGCCCATTTATCCGCGAATGCATCCTGCACGATCTCGATGTACATCGTCTTGAGATAGGCCTTAACTCGACCCGGCTCCCAGTTGTAGGGGTTGATCACCAGATCAACGGTCTTGATTTCGGCGTAATCGAGCGAATCGACGCTGCCCTCATCCAGACGAGTCTTACGACGACCAGCAATCAGCCAGATGTTCGGAGGAACGTTCTTGTAGCTCACGTTCACCTGAATATAATGCATCGGTGCATCACCCTCATTACGAGGAGGCATCAGGCGAACATTCCAACCCTCTTCCAGAAGAACCTGGTAAAGAGGAACATCATCGACCATTGCGTCTTCGGGGATTTCAACGCAGAAGTTACGACTTCCGGCCGGATTGTACTTCTTCTCCACGCCAGAGAAATTGCGATAGAAGATGTGTGCATTGGGGATCTCGAGAATTCTTTCGACACGGTTAGCCATGACGAATCTCCTTTCAAAATTTCAAAAGTTGAGAGACCTAGAATATCTAGATCTCTCTTATTTGGTCAATAGACACGAACGCCTGCTTGCTCAAGGTACAGCTTGAAGTCGATAGAATCCTGCTCGGTGTGACCCTCTCGAATCGATTCACGATAATGATCACGCAGACCGTGATGATCATTCACAGCATAAACCATGTTGACACCATAATGGTCAGCAAAGTCTCCTGCCGTGAACAGCAAATCTGTCACGCTCATGCGCTCGCATCCGAGAATCTCGTAACGAGTACACTGATAGGCTTCCTTTTCCGATTTCAATCCATATAGAACAATAGATTTCATTCATATCACCTCCATTACAGGAGTTGTTTATTTCGCGTGAACTACCTTACGGCGAATATCTTGGCATCGTCCTCAGCAGTCTCCCAAGGATGAATGCGCTCTGGTGTATAAGGATCATCCGAGACAAACCATTCGACGTCACCATACTGTGCAATCTCATAGCGAGCATTGCTGACTAAATAGTCGTAGTAAGTTCGATCAATGTCTGCCTCTTTGTGATTCACCTTAACCATCTCAGATTCCATCCATCGATAGCCGTCAGCACCCGTAGCGGAGGCGAATTCCTGTTCACTAGTCTTCTTCATCTTGTTGGCATCCTCACGAAGAAGGATAGCACCACCAGCACCATCCTTAATCGGTGTGAATTGACCAACACGACCAACAAACTGGTAGTTATGTCCTTCCGCAATCTTCTCACGAAGCATTTCGTCCGTAAGAGATGCGAATTCGTCCAGTAGACGCTGTTCTGATCTCGTTAACTTCTCCGGATCCTTGAATCGAAGGGATCGAACCAACTCATACTGACTCACATCTGGCAGATTCTCATTGAAGTCCAGATAGAGTGCTGTTTGCACGGACTTTGTTTCGCACATGTCCTCAAATACAATTTCCTCGTGTGTGAAGAGGGTTTTGAAGACGTACGGAACAGCAAACTGAGTACCAGTAGCAGTCCACTGGCCAGGATGCTTCTTATTGTCCTTGCAAATATCTTTCTTGCTCATGACGTAATCTTCGCCATAAAGGTCGCAACACTGTTCCACTGTCGCATAGCGAGCAATATAAACAGCATTGTTGACGAGACACATACGCTCATATGTTGCCTCATGCTCGAAGTCATAGCCATACATCTTACCATATCGCTGAACGAACTCGATAATGTGCAGATCCGCATCCGGAATCTTAATCGAATCGGTCTTGATATGAGCAACCGTATAGCCACGCTTCTCTACCTCATGCTCAAGATTGATCATGAACAGAGCACCGCGCTTCGCCACGATGTTGTCCTTGTTACGAGGATCGTGGAACGGATTGTCGAAGTTCGCGGCGGTCAGACCATACACCGAGTTAATGGCAATCTTCAGAGCCTGCGTGAGATCATCCTTTGTGAAGTCGGCTGTGCCCGCAACCAACTGATCAATAAAGGGCGCAAGAGCACCGCCGAGAATGACTCGACCGGTGTCCCAATCCTCATGCTTAATCGCCACACGAGCGTCTTTCAGATCCTTAAACCTCTGCGTATAGACATCACCAAATATCTTTTCTGCAATTGCCGAACTCGGATGCATAGATGCAATATCAAGCAGTGCGATAAACCCATACATGCCAGGCTTTGCGGAGACACGGCCACCTTCACCAACATCATCGACATCGCGATAACTCGATTTCCCGTTTTTGTATTTGTAGCCAGGGAATATCGGTCGACCTTGCTTGTCGAAGACTGTGAAGTCATCGAACTCTTTCTCCATCACGAAGGGCACGTCCGCAAACTCGTCATAGACCTGCGAAACGTCACCCATATTGCGATAATTGAAGGCGTCCTGCGGATGCTTGTTTGTACCAAATATAATTCTGGTGGTGAGCTGATTGGTCGTATCGTTGACGGTCATCTTGGCAATCTGTGCCAGGATCTTACGTGCAGCAAAGTCGCCTTGCGTGTGATCCCAGACCGCTTCCGTTGCAATAACGTCGTTATCGCAGTATGCGGCAACCTCCGGCCAAAGTTCTTCCGGAACCGGTTTGTCCCAAGGAAAACCAAGCTCCTTATGGTGAATGCCAAGCTCGATTTCCCACTTCTTCAAGCTCTGCTTCTTCGCGCAGTAGTCATAGACATCCGTGTAAGAGATGTTATACGCTTCTCCGAACATCGCATTCGGAGAGCCACTGATAATCCTCTGCGAGAGCGTGTAGAGCTGCTCATTCGAATATCCAATCATACGAGCATAGAGAATGTGGTTATCGTAACGACGGCAGTTGAATCCAACCAACTTGAACTTGATGAGTTCCTCGATCTCTTTTGGCTTGGGATTGATCATGCGGACAACTTGCTTACCAGCACCTTGTACCTTCCAGTTGACCAAAAAGAGGTTTGGGAATACCTCCACATCGTAGAATACGATTGGCTGATCCCCATCTTCTCCCGGCTTGGAGGGTTCTTCAGACTTAAATCGCATCTTGTTGACAAGTTTGATGCAATAATTCGCCTGATTGGTACTGTTGGCCGCAAATGCAAGGACAGCATTTCGCATGTCCGTCACATCATAGTGAAGTCCGCTATTGTAGGCATCTTCCAGGATTTTGTAGATGAAATCAACAGAAGGCTTTGTCGCCGCGTGATACTCCTTGTTAAGGTTTCTGCGGATCTTGGTTCTCAGTTCCTTCTCTGATTTCACTCCTTCGAAGTTGATCACTTTACCATCTCCTTTCAACGGCAAGCCCGAACTCAGGCTTGCAATCGGAAGGTTGTTGCACTTTGTCAACTTTCTTCGCAAGCTACTCAGGCCCGAAAATACCTTAATTTCTACATGGTCCTCATAGACCGCACTTAGCTTCTCCGGATCTCCTGTATAAATATAATGGAGGTGAATTCCGGCTCCAGACTTAGAGAGTTCTGCATAAGTCTGAGGCCACTTACTGGCTGCTTCCAAATTCTTTTCGAAGCACTTCTTTCCATCTTTGTCCGGAATATCAAAGTCGATCACGATGTGATAGATGGGTACCCTCACATAATGAAGACGATGTGTATCAACATCTTTCAATGTTACTCGAACATCTGACCACTTTTTCATGGGTGTCTCATTGTCGCTCGCATACTGCGCCAAGCAATCCTTGCATTCCATGTCAAAGATAGACGGCTGCTCACGGAACTTCAACCACGATACGTCCGGTTCAGTGTTTTTCTTCTTTTTTTCCGGCTTCTCTACGGTGGTGATGGAGTCGAATTTCTCGATCTTAAACCCATAGAAGGTGAACGGTTCTTTCCCTTCCGGTGCGGTTCGATCGTAGTACTCTTCAAAATAGTTCTTCATCTCCGACTTGAAGTTACGCTTATTGAGCAGGAATTGCATTTTTGCTTCCTCGCAATAGGTCTTATACATCTCCCAAGCTTGTTTGAGGGATGTAGAAGGCTCTTTCTTGAATATAAAGTACGAATCCGCAACAAAGTTGTAGAAGTCATTACTTTCATCAAGCATGGAGGTCGGTACATATCCGTCATAATATCCAGGAGACTCCATATAGACATTCAAACAGTGTGTGGCGATAGCACCCAATTCGAATTCAACCTGCTTGACGAGCTGATTGTATTCTCGTGTTGGAACCTTACGACCGGATGGAGACACGTCGATGAGTCGTCGAATGAGACCCGACTTCGCATCTGTGATCTTTACGGGTTTATTGGTTCCCATGAATAGGAATGCTTTGAATTTACTCGAATAGGCAGACTTAAATTTCTCATTCACCGTCATAAGTTCGTGAGAAACGACACTGTTTAGTCGAGTGTTGTCTTCTATTCGAGATAAATCGCCATCATGCTGAATGGCCACCAACGGATTGGTTTTAAATGATTCCAGAGCAAAGGCTGCATTTGCACTACCTAATGCTTTTGCATCAAATACCGCATAGTACCCTTCAAACAGTTGCTGTATGATGTTGATAACGGTTGATTTACCGCTACCCGCTGGACCATACAGCACCTCGAATTTCTGGATTGTCTTGGAGTCACCAGATACAATTGCTCCGATTGCCCATTCGAGCTTATGCCGCTCTTCTGGATCATACAGAGTAGACATGAGTTTGTCATAACTCGGGCATTCACCATCCTCTAAGGGATACGGGAGCTTTTTCGATGCATAGTCTCGCTTCTTGACATCGGTATTGGCAAATATCAATTTCTCATCGAGCATATGGAACGAATCTCGCATATCCCTTTGACAGAATGTGTGAAACCGGTCGATCATGCGCGTTTCCGAATCCCATAGATGAAGAACTCGGATTCCCGGCGTATTGGGATAATTGTCCTTGACAAATTGGTCAAGTTCTGCGTCAATTAAGCGGACCGCATCGTATTCGTCAGTCGACCACAGACGCTTTTCTTCATCCCAAATCGCATAGAACGCGCCGCCTCGAATCATCAGATCGTTCGATTTCGAGACGATGAATTTCGGATATACCTCAATGCCTCCACCTCTAGGACATCTGGTGGCGACCATCAAGAAATCCATGCCTTACTCCTTCTTCGTAGCATCCTCCAGTTTCTGGATCTTCTTACAGAGATACAGGAATCCGCCGATTCCGGCGAGAATAGCGACGTTCTGACGCTTTGCATACTTTTGAAGCATGCGCAGATTCTGGTTCATCAGGTCGACATTCTGGTTAAAAAGATCGATATGATGATTGTAGTGACGAATGAGTGACGTCTGACAACCGGCCAACTTTTTGAAATCCTTATTGGTCTCGATAATCGCGCCGCTGTTCTCGCCTACGGCCTTCCAAATCTTGGCGAATTCTTCGGCCATCTTTTTTTCATCCATGTTGATGTCTCCTTTACAAAATCGTATTCAGGTACCACATCATCTGATACCAGATGTCCACAGCTCGAAGATCGTAAGGACAATCTTCAATTGTGAATAGTCCTCCTCGTCCATTAGCCTCATAAGTGCGATTCAGGAAAATATCAAGAATACGATCGACTTCCCTCTCATTGTATCGGCTATCGCTCATTGAACCAAGCCCAAGAGAAACGATCATATTCCAAAACCATTGACCGGTTCGATTACCGACCGTGTCATCTTCCATAATTCGCTCTTCACATGTTCTGGCGAGGGCTACCATCATTTCCAGAATAGAACACTCTCGAATATCAAGCAAATGCTCTATTGTACGATCCGGATAGTGATTTTCATAACCAAAATCATACCGCAAATCTACGCCATGTCTTGCTCTATATTCATCCATTGGGATGATCCATGTGAATGCTCGAGCATCTAAATGGCGCATGAGTTTCTCATACGATAGATTCCTTGAATACTGCTGATCACCCATCACGAGACCGCACATCCACTGGAAGTAACGCTCGTGCAGTGCATCAGCTCTGGTCATTTACTCGTCAACCTCCAGCTCATGAATATGGCGCTCCGGATAGATCGCATCATAGGAACGCTCATCCAGCGTGATCTCGTAGTCGGTCATCGTATTCTCGTTACGTACGTGACAGACGCCTTCCTGGAAATCACCGAAGTGACCCATGAAGACCTCGCCGATGGCCTCAGAGATGTTGTCGACAGGATCGTCCTCTTCGTCGGCAAGGACCTTATCGCCCTCATACCAAGTCAGACTGACTTCAGAATATCCGTCTTCTCGACCGAATTCCTCCGGAGCGATGAGGTAGATCCCGCCGTAAGCATTCATTTCCTTATCCTTGTAGGGATCCTGCTCGATATCGCCACGATCCTGAGGAGGAGCGTTGAGCGGCGTGAAGTATTTGCCGTAGTTGACACGGCGCTTCTCGTAAGCCTCGGTGATCTCCTCTTCGACAGATTTACGCTGCTCCACGACATGCTCCAAAGGAGAGGATTCCTTTTCGGGATTGCAGTCAGACTGCTCCTCCTTGTCGGCCATCGCATTGATCTTATCGCGATAATACTCGCGCATCTCGTCGATTTCTTCGTCAGCACGAGCTTCCGCCTTACGATAGGCGTAGTAATATCCGCCTGCGGCACCAACGACGGCGCCGAGAACGAACCAAATAACGTTTTTCATCGTTTACCTCCTTAAAAAGAGTTACTGGTGAAATATAACATAACACCGGCAACTCCAACTCCGATCATGCAACAAGAAACCACCTTACCGGCAATTCGCTTGTTCTCTGATGTCAGAATCGTTTTAACAGCTTTATCCACGGTCTCTTTAACCCCTTTCCAGAGTTTCTTCAGTCTTGCCTCCAAAAATATCATTCCTTCCTCAAATCGAGAAATAGTGGTCGCCTTCTTTAAAGGCTGGCGTTGCCCAATTATGGTATCGATTAGTTCGAAATGCGATAACGTCCGAATTCGTCCGATTACATAATTCTTCAATCACCAACCAACGAACGGAGTCCCATTCCGGATAGCAATAGATTGCTCCGGTAGTGACACAGTCGAATTGGTTCTTTGCGGTGATGATCGACAAAATATCATCTCCAGCAAAGCGTTCGCTGTCCACTCGATTCAGTATCGTATCGACAACCAAACGTTGACCATATTCCGATTGGTTTCCTGCCTCGGCATACGTGACTCGTGTCAACATCTCGATCTCGTACTCACTGTAGTTCTCGAGCCCAACGAATCTGGGTGCTTCCAAATATAAATCAGCCGCTGAGAGAGGGGCTTCAGGCATTACCACTTCTTCGGTCTGCATTTGAACCGGCTCCGGCGTTGGCTCCTCGTAAGTTACCAACTCGTGCATGGTGGTGGCGCTAGAGCCGACAACGAGCCCTAACGCCAATCCAACCAAACCAGATAAGAACCATTCACGCAGACTTTTTCTAATGTATCCCATAACGGGGCCTCCTTATGTTAGATTTCTTCGCCGATCAGAGAATCGATAGGACCCTGAACATTGAAGTCGAGAATCACGCTGCGCTCCATACCATTGACGAACTCGGAAGCGCCACGACGATTTACATCATAGATACCGAAGTCGATATAATTGTCAGACTTGGGGTTCTTGGCATCATAGTACCAGCCCACATGCTGACCGGCCTTCGTCGGATCGAATCCGAGAGCCTTATAGACCTCGTTCAGGAATACATAGCCTCTTGTCTGGAGAATATGATTCCAGTAATTGAGCTGACCGTTGATGAAGAAGAGATTCAGCTCGGCATCTTTTTCCCAATTGTCATTGAGCTCATCGAAGATACGAGCATAAACCGAAGGAACACGACCATCGGGAAGAACCGTGACCTCTTTCTTGGTTTTCTTCTTCTTACCGGTTTCGGGATCAACGGTCTCCTCTTCGACCTTCTCTTTTACGAGGCCATAGCGAAGTTCTTTGTCGACATCATCGCCATAGCGATCGCGGACATTCTGACGATATTCCTTGAATCCCTTATCGAGGAGCTGATAGGCAGCCGCCAGAGATGCATTGCGTTTGGAGAGGATCTTGTGGCCGTAGAGGATCGACGTGATGCCGAGAGCACCAACACCAACGGCCGGAGCATAGAGCTTGATGACCTTCCACGCCGTCATACGGACAAGGATCTTCTGATCCGCATCCGCCAGTTCACGGGTATAGGTGCCACCATCTTCCAGCTTACCGCCGACAGCATCTTCGATATTCTGTTTCATGGCTTCATGGCCATCCATTACTTCGGTGACCTTAAGGGTGGCCTTGCAGGCCATAACCGTGGACGTAATGCCGAGTGCAATACCGGCACCCGTCAGAATCTGCGGCGAATTCTTCCGAATGAAGAATTTCGACCGATAAAAAACAGACTTTGCAGTGTTTGCAATTGTCTTTGTAGAGAGTTTCATTGTGCTTTTACCCTTTCTTAAAATTTCTTAGGATCCGGCATGACGACATACCATCCATCTTTCAGCCAAACCGGGATGAAGAATCGCGTATTGTTCCACCCATGTGAGACTGCGTCCAAAGTCGTCCAGTCACCATTGAGTTTCCCGAATATTAGTTGGACATCATGCACGGTGATTCGTCCGTAACGGTCCGCCATACGCTTGAGCGTCTCGATGCGAGATTTCGCCAAATATAACGTCGACGGATCGCTATGAAATTCCTTTTTCGTTGTGATCATGACATGGTCACTCCTTTAATCCAACGGCGCAGGCTTCGGCATACGAATATAATAGCCATCACGGCCACTTGCGATGTCTGCCTGCCGTAAATCCGTCCAACCATAACGATGTGCCGTAAACGGAGGCGTCTGATCGACTACTTCATAGAAGTCGGCAACCGAGACAATCTTATACCGTCTCAGGATGTTGTCGAGTTCGTCCAGGACACCTTCCGCATCTCGACGAGTTCGGAACGAGAACTCATCGAAGTCATAGGCACTTCTTCTCTGAGGGGGATCATCTCGTCTGGGATCGCGACTATAGGAACCATAGTCCGTACGATAACTGACATAGGTTCCACCAGGTCGCCGGTCACCTCGACGGGTTGAACCGTAAAATATAATGTTGACCGCATCCGTCAGAGAATTGGCAAAGAAGTCCTTCAACATCGGAACAGCCACGTCATTCCAGATATGGCTACCAATGCTTCCACGATCGTCTGAGAGGATGTTGTCTCCGATCTTGCTTAGCGGAGAACGTTTCTTTGTCTTTGCCGGAGCAGATAAAGAGACCTTATTGATCTCCTTTTTTGGACTCTCCGGCGTCTCATTCCGTGCGGCATTCGAATTGTTCGGGTATTCTGCCATTGTTACACTCCTTCTCTCACCATGGTGAGGTATTTTGGGTTTAGCTTGACTTCCCAAACCGGGCAATGGTTAATGACCGAATACCGATAGCAGAGATTCGACAGTGCCTTCTCTTTGCTAACAGCCATCGTCACGGAATCCCATGACGACTTTCGGATATCACCAAACAAGTTCCGGACTGGACCCCTATATCGATATTCATTCATACAACCTCCAAAAATGAAAAGCGAAGAGACCTTGTTAGGTCTCAACGCTCGTCGAATCACAACTTGCTTGGATTACTCCTCAGCAGAGTCGTTGCCGGTGTCCGCCTTGCTCGCCTTCTTGGCCAGCTTCTTAGCCTTGTGAGCCTCGATGCCATCCTTGATCTTGCCACCAATCGGCTTGAGGGCCTTCTTGTAAAGCCACTGGGCTCCAAGAGTTCCCGCCACGCCGATTGCGACACCGATCAGGGTGCTGCCACCATTGGACTCATCATAGGTTTCTTCCGCCGGAACCATTTCGGTTTCGAGCTCCTCGTTCTCCTTGACAACATTGTTCTCTTCCATTTTAGAATACCTCCATAAAAATTTTGTTGTGGATTTCTCCATAATACATCTTGTAAATTTCGCGTGCTTTAGTTGAGAACTTCCGGCTGCGTTGTATAATCGAACACAACACAGGGTTCTCCCTTCTCAGTGAGCTTCGAACTGAACATCGGTTCAATGAACGACTTGTTGACATCCCATCCAATGTCATTACCAAACGGAATGCGGTCCAAATCGATGGCATCGTAGACATCATTGAGCGTTATGTACATATCGCCCAACATCTGTCGGGATAGGTTGTTGCAGATCTCACGCAATGTCTCTCGATCTGATACGAAATATCGTCCGGACCAGCGATCGAAATAAAGACTCTTCCCCGAAGGAACATACGGGATCTCCTGATCACTTACGTTAACTCGCTCTGAGGTCTTCTGTGAGACCTTCTCACGAATCTCGTTTGCCTTCTTCTCGTCCAGGGACTCGGTGATGGCAGACTGATAGTCTTTCAGGGTCTCCTGCGAAATGGTATAGGCGGCTGCGAGAGCAGCGTTACGCTTATGCTGCTGGCGATTACCCATCACGATACAGGCGGTACTGAGACCAGTAGACAGCGCAACGGGCCAATAATTCTTCGCATAGATCTTCACACGATCGCGCGTACGAATCGGCTCGTTATACTTGTCCGCATAGTACTCCGCATCCTCGATTTCTGCTTTGGCCCTCGGTGCAATTTTTATCGTCATACCGATGGTCGTAAGGAATCCTCCAATTCCAATGCCGGTCAGGATTTCAGGACTGTGCTTGGTCATATAGACCTTGATCGAATTACCGATCGCTTTCATAGGGATTTTCTTCATTTGTTTCTCCTTTCAAAAGCGAAGAGAGCTTGTTAGCCCTCTTCATTTTGGCGTTCGGCGAGAACTTCGTCGACGGTTTCACGGATCTGCTCCTCCATCTGTCGCTGTTCGATGATCCCGGTCACAATGCCGAGAATCGCCGTACAAGCGAGGCCGATGTTAGCAAGCACATTCCATTTCTTTGTCATCTGTTCCTACCTCCTTTCCATAATAGGTCTTGCCAATTTCGCGCATCCATTCTCAATAGAACGAATGAAAAAGAAGATGGCTAGATTAGGTTCACTAGCAATCCTTTCGGATCCGTTTTCCGTCTACACGGTCCCTTCGAGTTACCTCGCATCTCCTTCCATAATAGATCTTGCAAATTCTGCGTGATATCAATGAAGCGGAGCCGGATAGAACTGAGTCTCAATGGCTGTGACTTTCACCGTACCGCCCTCACCATCGTCGATCTCATAGGGCTCTTCGTCCATAAAATCGATCCAGTAATCCTCCAGACACATAGATAGGATAGCATCGAACATGCCAACATCCCAACCGCGTTCATCGCCGCCAGGTACCTTATCGATGCCAAGAAATCCGTAGAAGTCGTTGATTGTCACGACACCAGTTTGCTGGAAGAGTTTATTCAGGTTGTATTTTGCTTTTTCGACAACGAGTGGATTTGCTGTAAAATATCGTTCTGAGATAGCATCCCAATAGAGTTCATCCTCATTCGGATAGGTCTTATCCCAATGGGAACGAGCAATATTCTCTCGTGCCATCTTATCGAGTTCCGGATTCGTCGATTTGATTTCATCCCGATACTCCTGATACGACTTTCGAAGAGCGGCATAAGCCGCAGTCATAGCCATAATCTGCTTCTGGTCTAAACCATGCCCCAACCAAATGCAAGCAATGGTTCCAGTAGCAGATACGGCGGGCCTCCAGAATATCTTTATAGCTTCTTCTGGAGTCGGATCCATAGAACACATCGTATAGTCATCGTGCGCTTTCCAACCAAAATATCCCGTCGCGATGACACCCAATGATGCCGCAAGAGACGAGACGGTTGAGCCATTGCGCTTTAACCATCGCTGTGCCAGACGAATTTCCTTTTTCCAATTGAATTTCATTGTGCTTGACTCCTTTCAAACATAAAGAGAAGAGGCCTTACTTGGCCTCGTCCTCTTCAGATTCCTCATACCGATATCCGCAGTTCTCTGCGAAGAACTTCATGAAGTGATGATCGCTTGCACATAATACTGTAACTCCTGCAATACCAAGAGCCACACCAGCCAGTAAACCGGTCGTCACGCCAAGAATTGTCTTCATGTCAAATACCTCCAAATATAATTTAGGTTTCCCCATAATATGACTTGTAAAATTTGCGTGAAAGGAAAGAGGCCTTGTTAGGACCTCTTTTTCCTTTTGAACAGTGCATAGAAAATCGCGATACACACGATTAAATCTCCTGCGATGAGCATAAACACTGTTCCGCCAGTCAAGACGATTAACGCCGTGACCACCGCCAATGCAATGATACCACAGAGTAAAATTGTGAATAGGATCATTCATATCACCTCCATAAAGTAGATTGTAAATTTCGCGCGAAGACAAAAAGAGAAGCCCTTGTTAGAACTCCTCCTCTTTGTTTTCTCCACACTCCAATTCAATGCCGATGAACAACATGAATATAGCAGCGAAGAACATACCGACAATCTGGTACCAAGTTAACATGCTAATGCTTGTTGCGACAAGAGCCATTAACGAGACTACCATTAATTCGATAAAGTTAATCATCTGACGATACATCATAATTCTCCTTTTATTGATAAACTGTAGTGTTTTGTCTTCCATAAAAGGATATGTTTTTTTCGCGTGATGAAAAACAAAATGAAAAGAAGCATACTAATTTGTGTAGCTTCATTATCATTAGAACTCCTTGTTTTCATTTTCCATCATAGTCATAGCAATAATGCCAGCGACTAGAGTAATGCCACTAAGAATCATCATAATATCACGCTCCTAAAAATATTAAATTTTAGTATACTTCTCTCCATAATAGGAGCTGTAAATTTCGCGTGAAGTTCAAACGTAAAAGAAGAAGAGGGCTTGTTAGCCCTCATCCTCAAAGAGATCACTCTCATTATTCTTATGCTTCTTGAACTTGAGTTTGACACTCTCGAACCAGCAGACAATGGTATCCCAGTAATACCAGGTCCACAGCACGGCCTCACAGATCAACGTAATGATCAGTGACCACTTCATGCTCTTCACCATGTCACCTCTGGTATACGGTTTAGCCGCCCATTCACGATACTTCTTCATCATAATTCAATACCTCCATAAAATATAATTTTGGAATTATCTCCATTATAGAAGTTGCAAATTTCGCGCACTCTAATCTCTAGGAGACAGACGAAAAGAGAAAAGAGGTTGTTAACCTCTAATCTCTACGGAAGAAGGATGATATCCATATGCTGCTAATAGAATCGCATTATCGTTAGCCGCTTCAAACATTACGATGTCATCAAATGCCAGATTCGTATAGCGGTAAGTAAACAAGTCATATGTGCTAGTACATTCTTTGTAAATGCCGTCTTTGATACTAATACCAAAACCAAGCATATACAATGCTGTGCCAACCATAATAGTTGCCATTGCTACTGCTATAAGGATCCAAGAAATAATCATTCCAATAATATTCTTATTCGTCTTCATAATAAATACCTCCATAAATTGTATATAAGTATATTCCTTTCTTCCATAATAGTGATTGTATTTTTCGCGTGCTAGTTTGGTTGAAAAAGAAGAGCCCTTGTTGGGCCCCTCCTTAGCACCGATATAGAATCTCGTTTCGTAAAAATGTCACGAGCTTATCTGCGTCTTGCCTTGAAAGATTTGTGCATCTCCATTCTTCCTGGCCTTCATCTTTTTGGATTAAGGTTCGAAGTTGGACCTTACCACGTCCCAATGACACGACATATAAACTATCATTGATCTTATACGTTTCATTCATTTATATCACCTCCATTAAGGAGACTGTTTATTTCGCGTACCCAAATCCCTTCAAGACAGGAGAAAAAGAAAAGTGTATGTTGTCTTCGCGATCTCTCACCTCACTCGGGGAAACTCATCAAAAAAAGAAAAGAGAGGGGAAACGTCGCGAATGGCGCAACCCCTCTTTTTCTTTGCCCTATCTTATTCGAATAAGACAGTTACGGAGCGAATTAGGCCTCGACCTTCTTCGTGCCACCGTACTCCTCGGTCACCAGCTCGGGCAAACCGCACTCGTTGATCAGGATGTCCGCAACCTGCTGCTTAAGCTTGTTGGGCACCTGCTCGAACTCGGTCTTGCCGAGAATGACGCGCTGAGCGAAAAGCATAGCCATCATTTCACGATCTCCTTTCTCTAGAAATAAATATAGGTTTAACGCTAAATTAGCGAGAACCTTACGCATAGACAATGCCAGCCATTTCTGCAATGCAGTCCTCGAGGAAGTCATTCTGGTCCGACGCCGCCTTGACCTGCTGCTTGAGGAGATCGTTCTCCGATTCGAGAGCCGTAACACGTTCCTCTGTAGTCGGCGGAGGCGCAGGCGGATTATACGTTGCACCAATCGTAGCACCATCGTAAAACGGCTTTGCTCCGATGGATTCAGCGAATGTTTCATCCGCCACAATGATATTTTGGATGATGTTTTCATCGTTTACAATACAGTAATTCATGATTTAAACCTCCTTTTCAGTGCTTGTAATAATACACAAGTCCACCGGCCAAACCACCGATTATTGTATTATCCATTCCGGATACATTATTACTGCCTTGAGTTCCGGTAAGCATGGTGGCACCACCTGCACCACCGGCGCCGATGGCCGAACCTCGTCCATTACCAGGCGAGAAATAGATTTTACGGGCATCCCATGCTTCTTGGTTGCTGAACATATAGCAACCGGCTCCTCCACCACCACCGCCACCAGTCGGAATAGATTCACCATTTAATTCAAATATTTGGCCATCTGAACCAGGCGTTCCATTCGTATACGATGAAGTATAAGTCTCACCCGTATTTATATCTTTTACATTATATACATATGAAGTAGTATTATCCGTCGTGGATATGCATTGGACGACCTTTGCTCCAGAACCACCGTTTCCATTACCTTGTCCTCCAGCAGTCGGTTCATATGTTTTTATGAATCCTTTATGAGCATAGCCATCTATTACAATTTCTTTAGAAGATGGACTTTCTACATAACTACCGCCACCTCCACCAGTAACACTTTTCAAAACGGTAGTACCTAACAGAAGCTGCGAATTACCTCCAGAAGAACCCTGAGTGGGTTTACGTTCGTCAATTATGCTATGAGGATCTCTCGGCGGTTCTGGACCACCAGCCCCAATAATAATATCGATATCGGCATTTGGAGCAAATTGCAAGGTATCCTTTACTGCATTACCGCCACCGCCGCCAGATCCTCCAGCAGATGGTGCACTATATGCACCAGCACTTTGAAGACTGTAACCACCAGATCCTCCACCGGCAACCAACACATATTCAATGCCCGTACAAAGAGCAGAAACATTGGTGGGCAATTTTCCAGAAGATCGAACCGTTTTATTAGCTCGATCGTATTCGAGAATGAAGGTGACATCAGTAATGGTTCCCGTAGAGGTTACCGATACAGTTTTTGCTAATATGTCATCATACTTTTTCTCAACGGTTATACTGACCGTCGTATTCGAACTTTTGCCCATCGCAATACCATCTTTATTAGTGACCAATGATGCGTTTGGAATTGCGCTAAGGCCGCTAATTGTAAATCCAATAGCAGGAGTATTATTCGGATACTTAACGGTAACGCGATATGCTCGTGAATCAGTTCCGACAACCAATGCCATAAACGCATCATCCGGAATCGCACTGTCAGGAAGACTTAGAAGTTGTTTTGTATAGCTCTTCAGCGTGTTATTCCAGTTTGTCTGAATTTGTGTTTTATTCGCATCAATCTGTCTCTGGAGATTGGCGACGACGTTGTCGGAGAGCTGAGCCTTGAGATTATCGAACCACTCATCGAATTCCCCATTCCACTGGTTGAACAGATCGTCAATCGCGGTCGTCTCGATGACACCGGTGACAAACGGGCAAGCCGAGGTGCCGACTGCGTTCTCAATCGCACTCGCGGCGATCTGGGTCACGCCAGGTGCTACTGTCACCCATGCCAGAGGATGCTGATGGACTTTCTCGCTATTCGTCAGGGTCGGCTTCACAGGAGAGGATGCCACAGTACCCTGAACAACACGAAGCTTATTGAGACGAACACTGTCGGAGTGATTGGTCTCGAGCACGATCGCATCGATACGGCTGAGCGTCACGTCCGAAGCAGCGATGGCCAAGGGATAAGCCGCGTCGTTCACGTTCCACGTATGGTCAAACCACGCCTTGCCAGTACCGACCAGCACCTGCATACCCGTGCCGGCAGAGACTGCCATATGGTCACCAATCGTGGTGAATACACCGTCAGCGATGATGCCATCGAAGATAGCAGACATCTGTTCGGCGTTGTATTTTCGATCACCATTTTCGGAGTTAAAGAATCCGCATGTGAATGCCATTTTGATTCCTCCTATATTAGACTTCGGCGGTGAAGGTAGGAGTCATACTCTCACCAGATGTATCTTCCGAGAATACAATCTCAGAAACACGGGCCTTACCAGATTGTCCGTATTCGTTCTGAACTTGGACAAGATCTCCAATGGTAAAGTCTCGTTTGTAGATGAACTGAAGTCGAGCTTCTACTTCGCCTTCAAAAGACTGAGTGATACTCGTCTTGGCCAGTTCCTCTCTTCCCTTCTGCTGCATTTCGGCAAGCATATTGGCCGTTGCCTGCTGTTGCCGTTCAGCAATCGCCGCGGCTTTCTCTTCTTCCGTGAGGTCCTCATCATGCTCAATGTCATAGGTATCGACATCATCACTTGCACCAGAATCATCCGTAAACACTTCACGGCGATTCAAGCCGGTGCCATAGTTCTCACCAGTCACCTCAGTCGTTTTACGAGCAGAACCCTCACCAGAACCACCGATAAGAGTAGCATTCTTCAGGGCCTTCTTCGACTCGATGTAGTTGCTGGATAAGAAGTTGTCGAAACTCGGAGAAAAGACAACATAGGGGTTCTTTGTCTGACCATATGCACGGTCTTCTCCAGCATACAGTTCAAATATCATTTGTTTCGTGGAGAAATCCGGTAAAATACGGAATCCAATCTTCTTCTCTTCACAAATCCCGTAAATTGCCTCGTAGAGGTTGTCACCGAAATATTGTGTATCGACCGTAAGGGTTGTGATACGCGTATCGGTGGTCTCACGGAATACCAGATTCGGAATTTTCCGGTCGTTATTGCTCGGAGAGATCGCATTTTGATTTAAGAGGTTCCGGATCGACTTCTGGAGATTGCCATAGCACTGACGATAGCCCCAGATGATACGACGCTCAAGAATAGACTCCAGAGAACGGCCTGTAACCGTTAGGAAATTACCGTTCTCCACGTCCACCTTAGTCTCTATGGTCTCAATGACCATCAGTCGATCGGATTTCTCCCGACACCAAAGATAGTAGTCCTGTTTGAACTCCTTCCCAATTGGCATGTCTGCCGGTACATAGACCTCGAAGTCGCCATAGCCAAGGAATCGATCCGTCCAAATGAACGACTGGAAGGCATCCAAGATAGCAACAACTTCCCAATTCTTATCGAGAATCAATGCCTCCATCTTAGATACCTCCGTATGCGTTCTTGTAGGAGAAGGTAATCAGCAGATTCGCTTCCTTCTCTTGGGTAACGAAGTTAAACATATTCACGCCGTTCGAGACTTGGAACCAATCGGCATCCATGTCAACGGCGGAAATAATATTCGTCTCCTTACCCTCGCGCAGAAGTCGAGCATACTTATTGCCCTTCATGGTCGAGATGATAATATCATCTCCAGCATCGAATACCGCACCCGTCAAAGCTTTGATTTGGGCATCAAATATCTTAAAGTGCTCTCTAGTATCGACATTGTAGAGAGTAATATCACCCGATTTGGTCAGCGCATGGATTGTGATAACAACGCCCGTATCCATATCACCGACATAGTTCAGAACTGCTCTCGGATCATCTACCAGTCTACCCATTTCAATAAGATTCGCGGTCAGAGACTCATTGGAGAACGGGAATTCGAATAGTGGCTCGACATTGGTGTAGACCTTCTCACTACCGCCAACCTCATAGAAATAAGGATCTGGGCAGATGATGCTGATTTGTGTCGATTCCTCAGAGGAGAATATATTCGGCTCATTGGACTCCACATAACCACTGATCTCTGCCAGGCGATTGTCCGTCTCAATTTCAAGCGTGATTTGCTTTTTGATCGGGAAGAACTTATAGGTCTTTTGTCTTGAGTCTTCAATTGTTGGTGCGAACAGCATACCGAGCGTGATGACGATATTGCGATTCTCACAACGAGAAGAGGCATAAAGACTTCCGTCAATAGTTGCCAGTTCTGATGTGCTAATATTCGCCTTGGGAGGACCGAGCCCCTCGATGTCCTTGATATAAAGACCCGAGGGGTCCGGGTTCGTGAGCTCCAGACGAAGTGTTTCACCTTTCGGGTTGGTTACCGTTAAGGCCTTAATCATAAGCCCACTCCTTCCTTATTGGTAGCTATTTTTCACATTCGAGAAGAGGTTCTTGCTATCGCGATAGATCTCGGCACGGCTCAGAGCCTTCGGGCTGGTGTTGTTCTGCGTGAAGTTGTAGGTATTATTTACCGTACTCGATCCGGTAATGCCATTCACAGCATCCTTGAATCCGCCGGCTACCTGACCAGCAAGAACAACCGTGCGTCCGATCGGAGTAGAACCGATTAGGGAATTCAATGCACTCACGCCGGATTTCACTTTACTATCATCGATGACCGGGGTGATAACCGGAGCAGTCTCAATACCATCCGTAATATCACGGTTCAGGGTCTGGATGCCGATGGAGAGGTTATCCGTGTAGCCGTTAACCACCCCACCAGAGACCATATTGATAATATCACCAAGAACACTATTGAGAGCCGCCTGGACATTCCCGCCGTTAGCAAGGATACCATCAGCAATTCGCTCAGAGATAACCTCACCGCAAGCAACCCACTGCTCTTCCTTCGATTGTGCCATTTGGAGACCGCCATTGATCGCCTGCCCCGTAGAAGTCGAGACAGCATCTGTCTTCTCGACAATACCCTGTGCAAATGTGGTAGACATCGTCTGACCGTATTTGAGGAATGTCGGGGTGAGACTACCGAGGACATCATCTGCACTATTGGTGTAGGACTGTCTAGCAGCCTCAAGCGCGGCATCTGCAGCCTTCGTCGCCTCACTTGCGGTAGTATTCAGGAGATTGTAAGGATCGTAACCGGTATCTTTTGCGGCAACACGGTTAATCTGCTCCAAAGCAAACCCCTGTTCGAGGAGCATGTCTTTGTATTCGACCATCCAGTTGGCGTAGGCGACCATACGATCCTTCTCACTTGTCGTGACCTGCTCTTGGTTGGATTTGACTTCCTGAGCCTTCTCGGCGAGAGTTATCTGAGCATTGAGAAGTTTATTATAGGCATCCAGAGCATTCTTCGACTCGCTACCATATGCCTTAACGGTTGCGGCATACTCTTCCTCGGCCTTGCCAAGCTGCTGGGTTAGATTGTTAAGCTCCTTAACCTTAAGGGCTTCATCCACAGCAGTCTTATCAGCATCGGTAGCGGTACCACCGAAGAGAGTTGTCCAGACCTTCTGCTCGAGACCATAGCTCGTGAGTCGAGTGCCGAGTTTGTTGAGTTCAGACTGGAGACCCTCGATGTAAGACGCACCAGCAGACTTACCAGCCTTACCGGCTTTTGCAGTGGTCTCTTCAGAAGCTTCGTCAATCGCAGTTCCGGTTCGATGGAATGCATCGTAAGTTTCCTTCACGATATCATCGTATCCATCGCCGACAATCTCTTTGAGCTCGCCCATAGATGCACGATTGGCCGCATTCAGGACAAACAGACGTTTGTTCTCGGCACTTGCAATCGAGACGTTGAATTTGTTGTAGACCTCCTGGAGTTCCTCGTAAGTGATCTGACCGCTCTTCAGCATCTCATTGGCAAGGTTTCGAGCCGCAACGAGAACAGTCTTCTTACTACCATCGAGACCATAACGGACACCCATATCGTAATACTTACCGATCAACTCACCCTGTCCAGAAGGAGAGTGAATATCAAGCTCATCACGAACAGTACGATCGATAGCTTTTGCAACATCACGAGCAGCACCGGTAAGAGAATTAACGGTAGGCACATCCATAAGACCCTTACGGATACCCTTTAGGTAGTTCATACCGATGTCTTTGTACTCGGCTGTACGATTTGAGAACTGAGTGAAGATGTTGTTGGCGATGTTGGTCGCCACGGCATAAATACCAGACTCAATATCTCTCATTCTCTGCTGAACTGTCGTTAAAACATCGGCATTTTGAATGGACTTGACGAGATTGGCAAGTGCTTCATTCGCAGCGTTCATTGCATCAGTATTCACTTCCGCAACGACATCGGAATATTGAACCAGTGCCTCAGCCATGTCCTTAAGCTGCTTTGCGAAATTGCTAAGCGAGCCCTTACTACGACCGGCACCCGTATTCGGGACTTGATTGACGGCAACGGCAAGATTCGCAATGATGTTGCTCGTCTTCATGGCGATCTCACTACTATTGACCGGAGCACCAGCCATAATAGTCAAGAAATCGATCATGTTCGGAGCCGCCAAAGCAAGCTCAGCTGCAAACAAAGAGATTAGATTCTCACCGGTGAAGAACGCTTTAAACGCAGAATATTTCGGCGTGACGGCGACGGCAGTTGCCATTGTTGTGACAATGTTAGATACCATGTCGACTAGCGTCTTACTATCCGCGGGGAGACCCTCACTCTTAGTCAAGAAGCCCTTAATATGCGGTGCTGCCAAATCCAGTTCAGCGGCGAATGCGGCAATAAAGGAATTACCAAAGACTGCACCCTTGAGGCCACCAAATGTCGGAATCTTAGATGCCGCCTCAGCCATGCCGCCAATTGCATAGATCGCATTCTCAATAGACGACTGATCGATTACGCCAACCTCAGTGTAGAACGTCTTGAGATATGGAGCAGAATTGGCCAACTGCTTCGAGAAGTCAAGCAGGTCACTTCTACCAATGATCGAGGCAAGACCGTCCAAGAATTTCGTTCCAGTAAATATCAACATGGCTTCGCCAAGAGATACCATGTTGCTAAATACACTGTCCTTCAGGCCATTGATTCCCTGGAAGAAGACTGACGCATTCGACCAGAATTCCTTAAGGTCTTTGCCGAACTTCGTAAGGAACGAATCTCTCTCACCGACTACATCGGAAATGCCTTTCTTAATACCTCCGATAAAGGAGCCAAGAGCAGTACCGATGTATTCCATGAATTTGATGTTGCCATCCATGATCTTCTTGACAACTTCATTCTCGCCAAAGAAGGCCTGAAATGCACCGAACAGAGCACCCAATGCCGTAACAACTGCTACGACCATACCAATGCCCTTAAGTGCGCCGAGACCCATCTCGCCAAGGGGTGCTGCGACTCGCATCGCTACACTCATAGCGGTTATGATCGTACCGAGAGCCAAAGCGGCAGTCAGCATTTTGTCCGTATTGCCGAGATTCTCGAGGACAGCCAAGGCTCCACCAAGAATCAGAGTAGCAGCAGCCGCAAACCCAGCTCCGATGATGGCATCCTTACCCCATACCTTGGCGATACTCAACATCTTAAGAACAGCAACAAGAGCCGTTGCAGATGCAAGAATATCAAGGATGACCTCTTCGCGACTTGCATCGCCAAACCAGACAGCGAACAAGCTCTTCAGAGCATCTCGGATTTGAGGAGCATAGGTGCTTAGTCCGTTGATGAGAACGACAATCAGATCACCAAGACTCGCAATCAACGAGGGCGCATACTCACGAAGTTGCTTCATGGCCTCGTCGAACATAACGATAAGACCCTCAACAACAGCCGGAGCGCCTCTCTTAAGAACGTGTCCGATGGTGATGAGAATATCAGTCAAGCCTTCCTCGATAACGGGAAGCATAACCTTAACCGCTTGGAAGAATGCCGCGATAGCAGCCACAATGGCCGCTACACCAGCAGCACCAATTGCGGATAAGGTGCCTAAAAGGACGGACAAAGCAGCGACTGCGGCACCTACACCGAGAGCAGCAAGACCGAATGCTAACATGGATTTCTCCAGACCAGCGAACGTCTTAGCCAGAATGCCTAGTCCGAATGCCGAGCCAAGCATAATGGTGATAGCGCCAGCGAGAGTTAAAAGACCCGCTCCAATTTCGGTGAGATTGAGAGTGGAAAAGGCTTTGATCGGAATAACCAGCATATTAAGTGCAAGCGCAAATGCCAGTATTCCGCTTGCCGTTCCGGCAACATTGTTATTGCCCATGATAGACAAACTGGCAGTTATTCCACCCATCAGAAGTCCGACGGATATCAATCCCTGTCGAATCTGTTCGATCGGCAATGCACCGAGAATACGAAGCGGAACAACCAGTAAGGAGATAGATATGGACAAAGCGAGGAGACTCTTAGCTAGTCCAGCAAGAGATCCCTGCGTTATTGCAAGCATGCCTTTTCCGGAAATACCAGCAAACCCCTTCATGGCAATGGACATTCCGCTAATCGAAGCGACGACACCAACGAGAAGTTTTGCAGTGGTAATCAGACCTTGCTGAAGGTCCTTCGTATCCATCTCTCCAAGAATCTTAATCGGCAATATCAATGCAGACAGAGCAAGTCCAAATGCAATTAGGCTCGATGCGACACTTGAAAGCTGACCCGGGACCGCCTTCATGACAGCGATAGAACCGGTTATCGCACCGATTCCAATGATCAACGACGCGATTCCCATTCCGAATTCGGCCCAACTAATTCCATCAAATGCCTGGAATGCGCTTGCGAGAATTCGAACCGCCGTAGCTAAGGACAGGAAGACAAGAGCAAGTTTCATAACCTGCTTCTCGCCAACTTTAGTAGAGAGTGCAATGCCGACCTTTTCCAAAGCTACTAGTATGGCGATAATTGCAAAGGTCGCTTTGGCAAACACCCATGTATCCTTTGCTGATTCCGTTAGCTTAGCCAACGCGCCAGCCAGAATCGAAACGGCAGCCGACATACCAATCAATGCGCCAGCTAACGTGACCAATTCAGCTTTACCTGCGGTCATTTTCTTGCCGCTCATAATACCAAGAATGGCAGTCAGTTCGCCAAAGAGCAATGCAACGGCCGCAAGAGACTTACCCATGTTTTCGGGATTGACACGGGAAATCAAGAACAAGGAAGCCGCCAAGATGCCAATTGAGATAGCAATCGACTTAAGAACTTCAGCATTTACTTTGTTCTGGAATGCTTTTAGCGTATCGCCGGCTGTATTGAGAACGTTAGTGAGCGCCTTAGCAACGCCAGCCCAATTGGTTTTCATGGCTGCAAATGCCTTAGCAATCTTCTTTATCTGCTCATAGAGACCGAAAAGAAGCGTTGTGCCAATCGCATCCGTTAAAGTAACGCCTTCAAAAATCGATTTGATGCGATCTCCGATAGGCTTTAACGTAGTAGCAATGGATTTTGCGAACGACCCAATGGTCGAAGCGGCACTGGTTGCCCAACCCTTCAGCTGAGACACCCACGCCGATGCCTTACCGAATGCGTTCTTTCCGGATTCACCAATGGTGTCAAATACCTTAGCGATCTGCTCACCAATCGGAGGAATCTCAGCAAGAGACGTTGTGACATTATTGATATCAAGGACGTTGATTCCCGTAAAAGCAGAAATGCTCGTAGAAAGCATTCCTCCAAGGAACATGAACGCCCCACCAACGGCTTCTATCGCACTCTTTAGCGTAGCAAATATACCTTCGATCACTCGCGATTCATCAACCATCTTAACAAGATTCGTTAACAAACCGCCAATGGTCGCAGAGAAGGAAAGAAGGTAACTTGTAAGCGGAGCAGCCTGTGTTATAATCTTTCCGACTAACCCAAGAACGAGTTTAATCGGAGTGATCATTAACTTAACAATCGATGCGAGACCAGATGCGACTTCTTTCACTTTCGCCAGCGTATCTTCGCTCGCAACAAGTTTCTCGCTAAAGTCCCGGAATCGGAATGTGAGGTCTGCTAACTGCTGACCCGTCTTAGCGGGGAATATCTCGCTAAATCCCTCTCGAACAGCTTCAATGACACTCAAGAGAGACTTGAAAATATTTGTCAAGCCTTCCCATAAAGCAGTCTGACCGCCGAGCTCAACCCACTCTTTCAGGATACTATTTCTTTCCTGTGCTGGAGCAGCAAAGACATCCCACAAATCATTCGCCAGATTTGTCCAGATTTCTTTCGCTTTGTCGTAACCACCGAAAATATAATCGAACGTGGTCATCCAGCCAGAGCTGACTGCATCCTTAACCGAGTTGATAGCTTCTCCGAATGTCTTGGCTTCCTGAGCAGCTAATGCTGCACGGTAGTAAACCTGCTCAAAAGCTCCGTCCAGCATAGCATAGGCTTCACTATAAGTATCGGCCATACCATTTTGAACGAGCTTATAGGCCGCTTCTGTCACTTGAGCAAAACGACCAAATGCCTGCTCCATAACCTCTCGAGAAGCCCACTTATCAGCAAGCGTGGTTGAGAAGTTACCAATATCAACAAGAGTACCTTTTGCAGTTCTCCCGTTTTTATCCAAAGTACCAAGGGCTTTACCGACATCAATAAATGTCTCTTTCAGCTGCTGAGATGCAACGCCGGAAAGTTCGACACTTCGCCAGTCCATAAGGGTCAAGAATCCCTGACCATAAGACTGGTTTAGGTTGTAGATTGAGCGAGAGAACTCTGCGGCACCTTTACCCGCGAAAGAGGTTGCATTCGCAATACCCTCAATCATCGGAATCAGATGATCAATGTCACCACCACTGGTGACCATTTGACCAAGGGATTGTGCCATTGTCGTGAAGTCATATGATGTCTCATCCGAGAACATCATAAGCTTCTCTAAATATCCATTGATCTCGTCAACAGACTTGCCAGTCGCATTAACGAGCGTCTGAACATTTGATGTCTTTTGCTCGTACTTGTTCCACCCAGCTGTGACCTGATCAATCGAAAGTGATTTAACCAAGGAAACGCCGGTATCGATTGCCGCATTTGTGATTCGCTGAAGGGCCGTAAATGCGACAACGCCCATAGCAGAAAATTTGTCTGCTACTTTGTCAACCTGCTGTGCGAGTCCCTTCATACCAGCCAGATCAGCAGCATTGTCGAGCTTCTCCAAACTCTTAGCCTGCTGATCGACGTCAAGGGACCGTTTGAATCGCTCCAGAGACTCGGTCGACTGGGCAATGTTCTTCTCAAAATTCGAATTTCGAAATTGAGCTTCGACAATTCTATAGTCAATACTAGTTGCCATCGTCAACTCACTTCCTTCCAGAGCTTAGTAGCCATAGATTCGAATAGAGGTCTTAATGCCGGGTTAATGTAATCAATGCCTTGCACATAGGAGCCGCTTCGAGTCGCATGACCGTATTGTATAAGAATAGCAATAGGAACTCCCTCGTTCACGTTATTGTTGACCCAATAAAGCGAAACACCTTGGGAGCTCACCTCGATTTCGTAATCCCATCCAGTAGCGGTTTTACCCGTATCTACCGGTGTAGCATCACGAAGAAGTTCAACCCCCTGCTTGCCATATTCGTTCAGCAGTTGGTAGAGACGCCTTTTCCGGTTTTTGTAAAGAAACCCTTCAAAGTTCTTCAAACTGCCGGATTGTTTCATAACGACAAGGGCCATTGCTGTTATCTCCTAGCTAATTTGGCTTCTGCACGTCGACGTGCATTGATGGAACGATACTCATCAGCAATCTCTCGACGAGACATCTTTTCGGGTTTTCCATTCTTTGCATTGCATACGTCAATGAGTGTCAGAAGCCGGTTCAAATGCCATTTCTCATATTGCGATGGAATATTAAGCGTTACCATCCAATAATAGATGAGCTCCGATGTGATAACATCACGAGAAGTCGATTTCTTGCGATGTCTCACGGTCGTAGCTGTCATCGAGTCATCGATGTACGCCATAACGGTCTTAATATTCTCATTTGTCAAGAATTCGTACGCTTCTTTTGGAACATTCTGGGTGATCGTCATGCAGCGAATATAATCGATCGTCTGCTCACGAGTCATCGGTTCCCTACGAAGAAATGGAATATGCCATTTGGCTTCCCATTTCGAAATAGAGACTAGAGAATGTTCAAGTTGGAGCGTTACTTCTTTAGTAAAGCTAAACTCTTGCGTGTCATCGTTGAACACCTCTTGTTCAGGTATCGTCAGCCGAAGCATTCCCTAGCCTCCATTTCAACCATTTTGAATTTACTCCACCTGTTTGGGAGCGTCCGGAATCTTCGGAATGATGTTGTTGATGAACTCGGCCGTCTTATCGGGGTTCATCGCGAGCTCCATGAAAAGCTCGGAATATGCGTCGGTCTGAGAGAACTTCTCGCGCATGTCCTCGTTCTTGACGAAGCGACGACCGTCGAGAGAACGCTCACCGTAGGAACGAAGGATGATGTCCTTGATGACCGAAACGATGGCCTTACCGTCACGCTCCTTCGTAATTCTCTGAATCATAGCCTGCATCCCACCGGGATACTCGGCTTCCATTTCCACGAGCTCAGCCTTAGACAGATTGAACTCGAAATTCTCCGTAACCTGATTACCGTCGTAATCCGTAAAAGTGATAGGTCTCCTATACATTGCGCTTTCTCCTTTTCAAAAATAAAAATGATAGGAGGAGCCCCCGCGAAGAGGCCCCTCCGTAAAGATAGATTTAGCCGCCAGCCTTAAGAAGGTTGATGACCTCATCGGGCATCAACAGCTTCGGGGCAACGCCATCCTCGCCGCCCGTCGTAGTGGGATCCTTACCGAACAGGACATCCTCGAGAGCGGCGAGCTTCTGCTTATCGATCTTGGTGGAGTCGATAACGATGGACGCAGTGGGTTTATAGCCGGTCACATTCACCGGAGTGGTGGAGACCGTCCAACTCAGAGTGGTAGCCTCAGGGCTATCATTGACGGTCTGGTGGTTATGCTCAGAGGGAGCTGCCTGGCAGCCGTAGCAGAGATGCAGCTTATAGCCGTGATCCTGGCCATCGGTATCATTGCCGATCAGGGAACGATAGACAAAGCCGAACATCTTACGCTTCTGCTGACCGATTGTCATGCCGGCAACCGGACTCGCCAGACCATCGCACTGGTCGAATTCCTCAGGAGAATAGTAGGCTTCAATGGTGTAGCCGTACTCTTCCGCAGAAATCATGTTGAGATACTTGATGTTGTCCGCATACAGAGCGGTAGACTCAGCACCGGAAGGAGATTCGTTGACCGCGGTCAAACCGTTCCAAGCGATGCCCTCGCCATAGGTATTGTTGTCACCCATAACGTACAGAACGCCATGGTCCACGCCAGTTTCATACAGGCGCTCACCAACAGCATCCCAGATAAGACGCTTATTAGCCATAGGATGTGATCCTCCTTAGAAATATATGGTAAACAAGTCATGATTGAGACGATCCTGTGTATAATGTCGAACGAATCGAGTCCTAGGGATCTTCGATACTTTATCGACGATGATACTATCAGGATTCGGATCGATCACGGTGACAGCATAGACATACTCCTGCTTATAAATGCTATTATCCGCATGGCCATTGCTGATCTCATCACGATTATAGACAAGAGCAGGATACGTCATCCGCTTATTCTCGGGCCTCTGGTAATAAACCTGATCCGACCCAAGAAGCTTTTGAAGGAGTTTATGAAACTTCCGCCTATTGGTTTCCATTCGAGTCATTATATACTCCTCCTAACACAAGGGTGAGGCGGGGGTAGGCCTCTTTGACCATACGCACCCGCCACTTTGTTCCCATGTATGTTGCATAACGGATCGAGTGGAAGTTCTTTTTGGCATAGGGATCAGCAACGATGCTTAAATCGTTCGCGATCACCAAATCGTCATTCAGACCTTCCTGAGATTGAAGCTTCGCGGTGTTCGACACCCAATCGCCGAAGTGCTGACGTTCAACGATCTTCTCGATCCATACGCCTGGGCTCTCTTCGACCATTGTTGCATAGCCGATTTTCCCACAAAACTTCGCCATTTTGAATTAGCCGCCGGCCTTGACCGCGTAGGACTCGATGGTGATGGCGCTGTAGGGCTTGGTGAGAGCGCCGGAGCAACGGGTCTCCATCAGGTACTTCTGCTGGTTGTAGTCGATATCGAAATCGTCGAACATGGAGACCGCGCCGCCCTTGTCAGCGCCGACGGTGTAGTCGGTCAGGTTGACAATGATGCCCATCAGGCTGTGGATATAAGCCTTGGAATCAGCCTCATGGGTCACCTCACGGGTCAGACCCTCCATGACGGGAACGGTGACGATCTTGCTCACACGCAGAGCGGTACGGAGCTCTTCCTCGGTCTTGTACAGACGATGGCCGATGCCGTCCTCGAGAAGAAGCATGTTGGTAAGCATCTCTTCGGTGGTGTAAAGAGCGGGATTGCCGCTGCCCTTGTAGTCCTTGCGGGACTTGATGCACTGACGGATGAACTCCTTGGCCAGCTTGTCATCATCGTTGTAGGTGACAGAGTCGATGCCGACCTTGATGGTGTACAGGTCCGCGTCGGTCCAGATCGGGCGGATGTTGTCTTCCTTGATCTTATCGTCGGAAGCGGTGGAACGGCCATCGGACACCAGGATTGCACGGGCGATTTCCTCATTGAGCATCATGCGCATCTCGCTCTTGAGCCAGGCGACGACGTCGAAGTCGACGATGTCGATGATGTCATCGCGATCGAGCTTCTGCTTCTTGTAGATGGTCTGAGGCGTGGTGGAACGCTTGAGCAGAGTGAAGACCTCTTCCTTCTTCAGCTTGCCCTTCAGGTAACCCTTGGCGCGGGCCTCATCGGCAGTGATGTCAGCGAACACAGACTTGATACGGGAGAACGGAACATGATGGACACCAGACATAACGCCGGAGACCCAGGTCATGTCGCGCTGGATAAACTGAGGCTGACGGGTAACATTGCGGTCATCGGGGAACAGATACTCGATATTCTCGATACCGTAGTCGGCATGCATCAGAGCGTCAGACAGACCCTCCATATCGTCCATATGAGCCAGAACGGCTTCCTTCAGGGAGCTGCAGGCTTTCGCTTCCTTCGCAAGAAGAGCGAAGTTCTCACGAGTGAGCTGAGCGGTCTTGTTCGCGCCGCTCTCAAAGGCGTTGTGAGCCATAGTGGGATCCTCCTTATTTTCTTCTCTGGCTGTTGCAACCAGATAATACATAACGTTTTTCTGCTTCTCATTCATAGAGTCAATGACATCCTGAATGGTCTCCTCGGAACCGTCAGCATGCTGAAGTTCCGGATTCGTAGTGGGGCTGTTGCTTTCCGTAGGATTTTCCTCACCATTTTGATTTGCCGGAGTCGGATTGGATTCCGGTTCACCCTTATTGGTCGGATTTCCTTCCGGATTCTCCTCGGTTGACGTCGGATTGGATTCCGGCTCACTTTCGTTGGTTGGATTTCCTTCCGGATGCTCCTCGGCCGGCGTATTTTCCGGTTCCTGTTCCTCGAAGTCATCATCGCCATGACAAATGATCGGCTCCTGGGGGTAGATGCGAGCTTCGTATTCGGCATCTTCACCGTGCGCCAGATCCATGTCCTCGATAAATGCCTGGGGATTTGCACCCGCCAGAACAAGACTGACTTCACGGATCATACCGTGTATAACGTCGTGGCCCTTCTGCTTCAGCTGATTAGCGAGAATCGACAGAGAGGTGACGTCGCCATGAGTGACAAGCTCTTTGCACATGTTGCCGAATTTGGTGTTGTTGAACAGACCATAGCAATACACACCATCAAGCTTATTGACCAATGTAGCCTTGCCGATAACGGCACTTGGGGTATCATGACGATGGTTCCAGACGAGTGGAACAACAGCACCGTTCTGATGTGCGAATGCATTCTCACGAATTACTCGACCATCAGTGCACAGAAGATTGTTCTTGGACGCCCAGCCCTGAAAATCGGAATTACCAGGACCTGGACGAACGTGATCAATATCGGGCATTATGTTTTTCCTCCTTCTTTAGAATTTTTGACCGATACGGTTTGGTCCGCTTTGGTTGGGACCGTAGGGGTTTGCTGATCCACTTTAGACTGTGACAAGTTCTTGTTACGGAGCTCATCAGCCTTCGGATCCTTAGACGGCTTCATACCGATAACCTGACGGATCTCATTGGAGGTAAGAATCTCATTACGAGTAAACTTATCTGCAATTTCAGCAATCTGGCTAACCGGTACGAGTTTAAAGGGATCTCTAAAGAAGGAGATCGATTCCATCTTCTCTCGCTGAGATGTCGTAAGGAATTTACGATAGAGCTCATCGGTAAGAGCAGAAGCACATGGCTCCACAGAGCGGTTGTTGTAGTTCAGCATCGTTGATTCATCTGCGGTTCCATCCAATACACTCTGAGTGATACCTAACTGGGCGTATACCATACTCGTAAGGTATTCAATCTGAGTCATGAGGTTGTTTTCCACAGCACGATTCAATTGTGTGATCTTCTCCGTACCGTCTGTGTAGGCAATGCCGTACTTTGAACCCATGAGCTGTTCCTCAATCTGTTTTCGACGAGATTCGGCCTGGGTCTTACGGGCTTCTGTCTTAATGACATAAGGGAGCTGTATAATCAGATCGAGTTTACCGCTAGCAGACTGTTCATCGATGGCATCAAGCAAATTAAGCTTATGCACAAGGCGCTTCATCATGCTATTGGGCTCGTTGATTATCGCATAGAAAGGATTTTGAACAATGCCGACATTGGCTTTATCAAACGTGATGTTCTCGAACTGACCGGTACGATCGTTATAACAACGAACCAATACCTGTCTCGGACGCCATTCAATGATTTCACCGATGCGCATCGTATAGTAGCGTGTGACAATGTCACCCTCTTGATTCGGTTCTTGGTCCGTATCAATCGGACAGATGGCGATCGTACCCCAGTCAAACATGCTTAGGATTGCATCCTGTACAAATGCTCGGGAGGTCTGATCAATGTTCGCTTCGACTTCAAGACAATGATTCAGATCATCGTCAATCTTCTTAACAAATCGGCCATTTTCATCCAATTGAACATGAAGGTAATCCAATGCAGCAACATCCATTGCAATGCGATTATAAATCGCTGTTACAATAGTTTTTTCGTTACCACGAGACAGAATCACCCGATCCGGACGAGATGAACTAATCATCTGACCTGCCGGAACATAACGATCCCAGTCAGAATCTGAGAATGCATTCCACGCACGCTTCACTTTACTGAAGAGCGTTTCTGCCATACGGTCACCTCATTAATCAAAAGCTTCGATATTCAACTTGTAAGCAACGAATGCGTCCATCATTGCAGAAACAGCATCGATCTTTTGATCGTAGCGCTTCTTATGAAGCTTTCGATTGCCATTAGTATCCTCGATTACGATGCAGTTACCCATCGTAAAGGACATAAGTTCCTCATCAAAGAGAAGCATCCTCTCTTCTGAGAGTTTCTTCAGCTCACCAAGAGGAACAGATTCGGTTTTTGCACCCTGTATAACTTTCTCGATACCGAATGGACCATTTTCTGAAATCCATTTCTCGATAAATTCTTTAGCATTGTACGGGTCAAATCCGACACATCGGATGTCGTACTGTGCCTCAGAAATAAATCGATCGAGATCGTCATACACGACCATCATGTTCAGAGTTACACCCTCGAGAACAATCAGACTACCTTCTCGAATAAAGTCGCAGTACTTCTGATACATCGCCGGAGGCAATTTATTAAGTGTGGTCGACGAAATATAATTTCGAGTCTTCACACCAAACGTTCCATTCGGCAAAGGAAATAGGAACGTAAATGCACAGAAGTCATCGCCCTGAGAAAGGTCCATGCCAAGGGAACAAGGCATTTTCCAAAACTCGCGATGCTTATGAGGAATAGTCTCTTCATAGGGGAAGAAGTAGGTATAACCCTCCATTGGAATACCGAAACGCTTTGCGAGAATATCATTGCGTGCAGCCGGAGCCTTTTCTGCTCTCTCCACATCCAATTGATACACTTCATAGGTAACGGTCTTTCCAAGATTTGGATTTGCCTTCATCCACATCGAAGGATTTGCGACTTCATCAATGCTATCGAGCTTATACCACCAAATGGAGACATGCGGATTACGATACTCTCCTCTTAGGATGCTTTCCAGCTCCATTTTGATTGTATCGCCACTACCATTTCGAACCGTTCCTTCGGAGCTTGTGGCTAAGATGAGATAATCGTCAATCTTAGATGCACCTTGCTCTATAGCGCCAATAACATCCTCTCTAATGTCACCGGAAAGCCATTCATCAACACTCGCATACTTGCATCGTAAGCCCTGAAGCTTAGCAATACTCATAGGACGAATCTCGAGCAAAGAACCCGTCAGGAAATTCTCAATACCCTTCTTAGTGGAGGTCAACTTCACGCGATTGGCTTTCGATCCAGTTGTATTCTGGAGCGAGCCATCTGTGAGAAATTGGAATAGCGGACCTCTCGAACGAGTAATGGCAGTTCGAATTGGAGATAGAACTTCATCCGCCTGCTTCATTGTCGGAGCAGTAGTAATTTGGTGAGTGGTCGTCGTGTCGATGCAAAGTCCATAACTCTGTATACACGCATCGTATAGTGATTTTGCAGCACCTCGACCAACGATCAAGTACTGCTTATTGCGAAGCCTTTTCTTAACTCGCTTTCGAACAAAGCGAACGCCGCGACCATTGGGATTAGGAACCGGTATACTCTTTTCCGTAAAGTAAAACCAGCCAAAGACATCCTCAGCCCAAAGTTTGAATGAGTCAAGAAGATCTAAATCTCCACCATCGGTCAAGGTCAGCTCATTTTCACAGAAAGCAAGAAAGCCCTCCACAGCTTCGTCGTCATAGTAGCATCCCGGATCATCGATAAGATCATCAATGAGGTTCATCTGCAAATCGACCTCTCGATTTACCGGTATTTCCCCTCTAACTACGGCATCACGGAACATACCGTAATACCGCGGTACCGCTATGTTCGATAATGCCATTTAGGTCACCTACTTATTCTTGGCCTCTTTTTCCTTGTCGGTTACCTTTGCATTGACCACATTGTCGCCAAGCACCTTGTTAACGCCTTTTGCCATTGCGTACTTAGCAATTTGGGTAAGGGTATCCTGGGCAGCATTTTCCAGTGCTTTTCCAACCATTTCCTTACCCTTGGTAACCGCAGATTTCTTCTGAGGCGTCGACATAAGCTGATAGTATTGCTGTTCCAAACGCTTTCGATTCAGAAATGCATTCAGTTCAGTGTCACTCATCTCGCTTACAGACTTCTGTTTCGGTTTTTCTTCCGCTGGCTTGGCTGTAACCTTTGAAGTCGTTTTCTTACGAGTAAAGATCGAATGATGTTTGCCCGTAGAATAGCGATTTCGGCCAGCTGTGGTAAGACTACCGTCGGAATTCTGATACCGACGGATGCCCCATCTCATGCCGCGAATTCCATAATGGCAAAGTTCATCGCTATAAACAACCATTTTGAATTCTCTCCTTCCTTAAGGATCAACGGCGACATTAATTCGCCATTCGCATTCTTTCATCTGGTCCTTCAGAAGCTGAACAAGAAATGCATTTGTCGGTGGATCAAAGTTGAGTTTCACATAAATATAAATGTATGTCTTAATGTCGGCTAGCTTGACTCGGTCAGAAATACATTCATCCCACGTGTTACTCGAATCACACACGGTAAAGCTATCAAAACTCGTTACGCCTAATTGGGACAAGAAAGAGCCTGCTGTGTTAATCTCCGTAAGAATAGCCTCGTCGAAACAAGTATCATCCTCAGAGACTCCGATCTTTTTCTTGATCGTATTGAGGATGCTATCGATCATATGGATCCTCCTTACGTACGCTTAATGAAGATCTGCATACAGTAACCGTGACCCGAAGGAGTAACAACTTCGTACCACTCGGGATTCGGTTCGGAAATGATCTCAACAGTCGTATCCTTCTGGATTACATAAAGGACTCGATCATTGACACTCGGACCCTTACGAATGTTGAGGAGGTCGGTACCGACCACGACACCCTGACCAGCCTTAACTTCTTCAGTCTGGACTTCCGGTGTTTTTGCCTTCTTAGCCATATTTCCTCCTAATGCTTCCAAGGGCAAGTATCAAATAGCGAACGCGGAGTATAGTCTCGAGGGAGTAACTTCGCATCGCCATAATGAATTGCCCGGTGTGTATTGTCAGAACAGCATATGAGATACTCTGGATTGAGTAAGAACTCGCTCGATTGAGCAATGTCATCTACCAACAACGGAACCATATGATGAACAATGATTCGTCCATATATAGGGAACTTTTCAATTCCTAGATCACAACACTCGCGTCCTATCGTATCACGTAGGATAACTTCTCTTCGTACTTGTTTCCATTCTTCAGAATTGTAAAATATCTGATTAATCCATCGATCATAACCGAAGGTATCTTCTCCGACATTTCCACCAATTTGAAGGTACTCATATCGTTCAATCAAGGTGGGCAAAGTAATTAGTTCGGAATAGCATTTAATATTCCGGCTCATCATCTTCGCTCCCTTGTCCGCTATAGGTTTTAAATGCCTTGATTGCACTTTTGAAGAGCTCCTCCTGACTCTTCATCGATGTAATCGCCTCGGCCTTCGCATCCATCAACTTTTTCTGAGTTTCCAGAAGTTCAAGTTCCTTCTGCTCCTTAGTAGAAGCTAACTTCAGATAATGAGTGATGACTTGCGAAGACGCAGTGCCCTCTCTTAACTGTTTTTCAGCAAGATCCATGGCAAGAGCAATCATATGCTTCTCTTGAGCTTCTTCCGTCAACGGCGGTTTACGACTGATAGCCATGTCTCACGGTCTCCTTTCTGCCATTTTGAATTTTACAGGAACTTGATAACGTAAAGCTGCTTCAGAGATGTGTTGATTTTGTTATCACGGGCATTAATTGCCGCGACATGACCGCCGTCAAGCATGATAGCAAACTCGAACATCATCTTAGATTTGCAAAGAGTATTGATCTGGCTCGCCGTCATATTCGGACAGTACAAGCCATACATCATACCATTACGATATCCGAGAACTGTATGATTCGTCTTGCGCAGAACATCGCTAAAGACTCCAGTGAAACCTTCGGCTTCCGGATTGTAGAAATCCATCAGCCCCATTCCACCAACCGCCCAGACAACGTCATAAAGCGGAAGATCATCGCTGACCGTTTTAACACGTTTGATCTTTACTTCGCCAGTGCTACGAAGTTTATAGATAACGCTTTCGGGTTTATCGAGGGCAAGATAATGGCAGGCAGACCAGCAAACGACTTCTCCATTTCGGATAAGGACGCTGCACGGAGCAACACCACCATTAAAACTACCACTAATGCAATTAAGCGGAATCGCACTGTTGGGATTAAACGGATCGATGTCTTTTGCAATGATTGCGGGGCAACCATACAGCTTTACATTCAGCGGGAAGCATTTTGCGTTAAGTTTAATGGCAATATCGGACATGGTCTGATTGCCAATTACACCATTCGCAAGAGCGCCAGTAGCGGTTTGGATTGCTTTGATCATCCGCTTTTCGTCGGATGTAGCACCAGTTATTTCCTTCATAGAAACATCAACCTCATATTTCGGCATATTAGGCGGATATTTTCCAACCTTGATCATACTACTGCTATACTTTTTGTTGTCGTCCCACTGAAAATGAGTTCGATCAACAAAACTTTTCCAGTCTCCGCCCCAACTAAAGCCAATCTTTTTTCCGATGGCCGATGCTTTCTTGAAGAACTCGGCGTCATCGTATTCATGACCTTTTACATTCTTGCAGATATCGAACGCTAATCCGGCTTCAACAGAATGAAATGTTGGAACGGTCGCTGTCTTGGCGGCCCAACCTTGAGAAACACAGTATTCTTGATATGCCTTATCGCGAACCGTTTCGGTAATAAGAACATTCAGACCAGCTTCCTTACAAAGATCCAAAAATATCTTAGCGTTTACCCGAACGTCTTCGCGCAGATACTTCACATCTCTAGAATGAAACATCGTTATGCTTTCTTTTGGTTGGTTTTTGTTTTTTTCACATTGGACGTTGAAATGCCAATTAAGCTGCCAAGGAACAGCTGAATCGCGCTCAACGTTACGGTAATCTGTTCTACATGACCCCAACCCCAAACCGGAGCAAGAGATGCATATAGAGCAGAACAAGCCGGAAGTACGATCATGACAACCCATTTGAGAATGTCATATACTTTGTCACTCATCTCGAACTTCATGTCGTTTCCTCCTTACTTACGTTTTTGATTTTGATTGACAATATGGTGTGCAGAAGTATTTAAATAGTCCTCCATCTCCTTGATAGAGGACTGTTTCGCCTTCTCGTCATCTTTCAATGACGCCAGAATACCTCTGCATATGATTGCCATCTCTTTCCGAGTCGCAGCCATGTCTTCATCGTGATGCCTTCGCAAATCAGAAATGTCACGAGAATGAGCTTCTTCTAAACGAGTAATTCGTTCGTCTTGTTCCCGATCGTATTCCAACTTGTGGACAACTCGAGTGATGTAATTCCATACGACAGCACCTGCGCCAAGGACGGCTGCGAATGAAACTATGGTTTGCCAGGAAATAGTTACAGGCATACACTTCACCCTTTCTATTTTAGAGCTGAGCACTTAATAGAACTCGTAATCGTGGCCATACCACGAATTCTAGTCAATGCTCAAAACTAAAAATAGAAGGGATGGGCCCATAATGGACCCCAAACCCCTCAACACAACTCACGCAAGGCGCGTGACATTAAGGCAAACACGACTGACCGTACCATCAACACCACTGATTTGCACAGTGATCTCGGGGTGGATCACCCGGCAAGCCTCGCCTTCAAACGCCGGGGCAATGGCGTCGAGCATGTACAGTACTCCGCTGTTGACGTTCATCGTACGCACAGAACAAGGAAGCAAATTGCCGTCCTTATAAAGTGCAACAATGACAACGCCAGCAGTAGAGGGCGTAAATGCAACGGCACCACTAGCCGTATAAAGACCATCCGAAAGAATTTGGATACCCTGGAGACTCGTGGTCAGCGAACAACCCGTCTTCTCCAACTGTCCTCCAGGAGACAGAATGGTACCAGCCGTGACGAATGTCTGGGCCGTGGTATTGAGCGCTGTTAAAGTAGACTTGCGATAGCAGTTATTTGCCATTTTGAATTCCCTCCTTGCTTGTCAAAGCACTACGAGGTGACTCAGTTGCAACCGCAACCGTTGCAACCATTGCAACCATTGCAACCATTGCAGCCGTAGTTATTGTAGCAGGTATTGGGATTCACACTCGGCTTGGAATAGAAATTACCAAGCTGACCCAGGATATACTGGTTCTGCTCCATATTGCTGATCTGCGTCTTCGCGTCAGACAGCTTGGTACGGAGCTCATCCAGATACTGGGACTGGATCAGATCACGTGTCATCTGATTCTGCTCAATGATGGTCGTCTTGATGTCGCAGCAGCAAGACTGCATCTGGGCACCCAGCTGATTGAAGGAAAGCTGGTTAGCATAACGGTTCTCAAGAACCTCCTTCTGGGTCGCGCAATTGCCCGTGAGGACATCACGCTCAACCTGAGAAAGATCATTCGCAACGACCGCAGCGCCATTACCGAAACCGCGATTGCCGAAGAGACCACCGCCATTGAAAGCCAGGAAGAAAAGGAAGATCAGGATAACCCAGAGGAAGCCAGCGCTACCCCACGTATCATGACCGTTGTCATCCTCGAGAGCCTTCATCATAAGAACATCGCTCAGTTCTGCCATTGTTAGTGTCCTCCTAATAAAAATATTATTTCAACTCAATAGTTGGCCACCCTACTGAGTTAAAACCAATATTAAAACCAATCGGAACCACTTTTGGGCCGCAATTGACTGGAAGCTACCCCACCAATTGCCTGTCGAGCTTCATTCCAGACACTGTCAGGAATGTTGAAGTTACGTAGACCCATCTTTCTAGCCATTCCGTAAACTTGCTGAAGCTCGTCTAACTGCTTTGAACTTATCTTTCCTTCTTGGGCAAACTGCTGAATTGCTTTCGCGGGATCGTCACCCCGCTTGATCATCGTTGACAACATTGCTGCTGTCTCCGGGGATCTCTTTGCCAGAGCGTTTAGTGCCATTCCTTGCGCTTCCCGTGGATTGCTTACCGCGTTCGCAAGTTTCACCAGATCCATTAGACTCATTTAAAGTCATCCTTTCCAAGATCTGACTCATCATCACTTCTAAGCGATCGAGTCGAGCGTCAGAGGATTCCTCTTTGGGCTCATTTTGAGTGGAAAGTTCCTTCGTATAGTCCACAGAGGATTCACTCGAAGGAGTAAAGGATACGGCATCCGAAGAGTTTTGCATAAGAGAGCCAAACGAGTATGGCGTGATATATGTCTGACCATTCTCATACTTCTTAGCCCAGAATCGCTTATTCTTGAAATCGAAGAACAAACGAGGAGTGCCATCCATCGGGACAGAAGCTTGCTCTACTTCACTCGGATCATGCACTTCGCTGTATTCGCCTCTACGGCGATTGGCGAACGTGTCATTAACGATCTGAGCAGGTTCATTCATTGGCATTCGATTGCTCATGTTCTGATACATACTGTTGTATTGCTGCATCAGTTGATTCATCTCTTGCTGAATCTGCTCAGGGCTTTTCATCATCCCACAACGATTCCCCATTCCGGGGTTAAACATTGGACCAGGCATTCTCATTCACCTCCAAAAGCAGTTCTTAGAAAGGTTAGAACCTCTCCTGCTCCAGTTAGGAGCTGCTTGTAAGCCGGAGACTGAGACTGTTTCGCACGTTCGTGTTTGCAATACTTGAGAACGAAAATATCGCCGGTCGTAATGTTACCTGTCTCAGACACCTTGTTAAGTGTCTTGATCATCAGGTCATCTACTTTATCAGCCATATTGACGCTCCTTAAGAGTTGAACATATCCTGAAGGATCTTGTTCTCTTTGGCACGCTTGATCATCTGGCCATGCACGTAATTATAAACTGCGAGCATTTCTGCCGGAGGCGCGCCATTCTTGGCCTTATAGTCGTTGATCAATGCAACGACACGATCATGGAGTTTATTGTAATGTTTGGTTTCTTCCAGAGAAAGATCATAGAAAAGCTTCGCTGTCTCTTTATCGCTTTCCTTATACTTAAGGGCGAGATTAGCATAGGATTCGCTATCGCTAAGTTCTTCACTAATCTTATCGTTCAGACATTCGATAATTTTCATTGCTGATGTTCCTCCTTCTAAAAATTTTTAACAAAGGAGAGGCCCTACAAATATGTAGCTATACTCATAGGACCCCTCCCGTGTACCCAATTGACGGTGCGAAATCAATAGGAGAGATCACCGAACTCAATGAGATTCTCGTTCAAACTTTCATTTGAAAACTGAAACTCAAAGAGAGGGGTGAGAATATACCAACTTCCGTTCATGTCTTGCGCAAACAACGAAATGCGGTACTCTCCATCACCGCGAACCAAATAGTCATCATAGATGTCAAAGGATCGCGATGTGTTCGCAGGCGTTTGGGAAAACGAGGCAATGAGCGTCCCAATACCAACTCCCCAGGATTCGCCGCTCTTCGTCGCTCGACACTCGAAGGACTTATACGGCCCATCTGCTGTGAATGTCACGGTAATGTGGTCGTGTCCTTCTACAGACGAAATCTTAGATCCCGTCGTACTGAACGTTAAAGTCGGTACAGCCATAGAGTGTTACCTCCTGGTGATTACGCCACGCTCCAGGTGCCAGCGGCGTTACGGACGAAGACCTTGATGATCTTCTCGCCGTCACCGGCAGAAGCGGCCTCGAGGTCGGCAGCGTTGATGGTGCAGTCGATAGCCTGGGCATCAGGATACTCGCCGGTACCGCTCATGTTGGTGGAACCGTTGGTCATACCGATCACGACGCCCGCATCCTGCAGGGAAGCGGTAGTGGGAACGACCTTGACCTTGTACTCGACGAAGTCGACATCGCAGGTGAAGCTGATCGCAGCAACGTTGAAGGTCTCGACCTTCGAGATCTTGCTCTTGTCGGGGCCGGTGATGGTGACCACAGGAACAGCGGTATCGAGGATGATCTCCTTCGTAACGACAGCGGACTCGTTGCCGACATCATCACGAACCTTCAGGTTGACGGTCTTCTTGCCATCGCCGGTGGTGAGAGTGATAGCCTTGGTCGCAGCGAAGTTGACCCAGGCAGCATCGGCTTCGGTAGCGGCGCCATCAACGCCACCCCAGATCTTCATCTGATAGCCGGTGGTCTCAGCATCCTCGCAGCCGATCTTGGCCGTAATGGAAGCGCTGGTGGTATAACGAGCGTTATCGTTCAGAGCCAGAGTTACGCCAGCAGGCGCAGTGGTATCCAGAAACAGAAGCTAGCCATATAGCATCTTTCCCTTCATCATAAATTTAACTTTTTGTATCGAGCACTAGGTAGACATACCCACCTTTCCGCTCGTACACAGAATCTCCTCCCACAATGACAGTTTTAATGCCTTGTGTACCGATAAACATCTCGGTAATTTCTTTTTCATCGATAGCAATCATAGCAGATTACCCCCGAATGAAATATGCGGTACGGGGATCCTTCGTCTCGAGGGCTTCGTATTCACCACGGTCCATGACCTTGATTTGATCGAAGTCATCGCTCTTCAGATTTCCGTCACCGCTACCTCCCCCACTCGTCAGAGAATACATGTCCTCGATCATGAGGGCATACTTCTTCTCACGATTAGGAACAGGAATTACATCGACCCGTACGAAACATACGCACAACCAATTCGCACCCTTAGCCGCTTCTGCGTCTGTCGGGACAATGTAACAAACGGATTCCTCTCCTTCGAGAGGCTCACGATTGAAGTTCGCATTGGTCACATTGTAGAGGTTGCCTACAATCGGCTGACTTTCGAACTTCTGAATGGGAACAAAAAGCGCCATCAATCCAGCAGGTCCCGGTGCAACCGGAATCTTCGTGATGTCATACTCTTTTGTCTCGGCATTCCACACTTTGTAATATCCAGACTCATCCGGAAGTGCAGGATGTGTTGCATAACTCTCTGCCACACTAGCTGCCTTCTTAGCAGCATCGACGTCCTCAGTCACAGTCACCTGGATCGGAGAATCAGGAGTGGGCGGGAGTGGGCCAGATTCAGTAGACGATTCTTCAATCGTCACTTGGGCGACATTTGATTTACCCAGTATATACTCTTCGGGAATTGTCGTATCCCCAGTCACCGGCATCTTTGAGATTACAAACTGAAGAGATCCCTCTCCAGCATAGTATGTCTCAGTAATGGTCGGATACCAATCGATCACATTATCGAAATCGTTTCGATCGATCTTCTTGACAATCGCATTATAAATGGTGTTATCCGGTCGACGAAAAATGCCGACCAAGAAAATCGCACCCTCTGCCGAATCCCGGAGGACTGGCTCTACGAACTTGTAGACGTCGAACGATACTTTACGATAACGGTTCTCGCCTTGTCGACCAATTGAAAACCGATGCGGAAGTAAATTGAGATTGTACGTTCCGCTAGCCACAGTAAATACCTCCTGTAGTTTTTGCAAAAATCACAGAGTGCATACTAGAACGTCCGAGCAAGATGCGGAACAATTCGATGCT